TGTCAAGTCTAGGCGCCCTGGCTTTGTCACTGTCGGCGGGCAAACTTTTGCCGCCTATGACTTAGTTGTTGACCTACAAGCGCAAGGGGTATGACATGAAATACACAATCCTTAGTCCACGAATTGGAACACCTGGCGACAAATACGAACCTGAAGCGGGCGTTAACGTTGAGGCGTTGCTGTTGCACGGTTTTATTGTTGAGGACACAACACCGCCGAAATCTGCTAAAACTATTACCAACGAACCAAAGGACTGATTAAAATCGCGACTTCCACTTATCTCAGCAATCCCGGCGTCCTAATCAACGCCGTTTCGATGACGGACCAATGCACGTCTGCCACTGTTACCAACACCGCCGAAGCCCTTGAATCCACCGCTTTTGGTGGCACGTCACGCGTGTTTGTTGCGGGCCTGTCCAATCAGGAAATCACGCTTGACTTGTATATGTCCTATGCTGCGTCCGAAACATACGCCACACTCGCCGCCCTTGTGGGTACGACAACCATCGTCAAAGTTTCTAACACCGTCGCAGGCTTGGCTACGCCTAGCGCCACTGAACCTTGCTTTACTTTGACGGGCGCTTACTTAGAAGCCTTGCCTGTCATTAACGCCACCATGGGCGAATTAAGTACTATCTCAATTACTTTTAAGGGCGGCGTACTTACTACCGCTGTCAGCTGATTTCAACCTACAGACAAAGGAACCCGACATGAAATTAACGCTTAGAGTTGACCAGGGCGACGGCCCTATGGAAATCACTACTAACCTGTTTACCATTGTTGCCTGGGAACGCCGATTTAAAACTAAGGCGTCGAAGATTGCTGACGGAATCGGCATGGAGGACCTTGCGTTTATGGCGCATACCGCCCTACAGCAAAACGGCGTAGTTGTGCCGGTGGTCCTAGACGATTTTATTAAAAGCATTGTGCTTTTGGAAGTTGTAGATACTGAACCTGAAAACCCTACCGTCGAGGTCACTACCGCTTTGCTTTAGCGCAACTGTTGGCAACGACAGGGTATTGGCCTCATCAAGTAGAGTTTGACACTAATGACCTCGCAACGGTTCTTAAGGTGTTAAACGAAAGGAAATAGGCATGTCTGGCGTCACGATTAAAACTGAAGTCTTTGGTATCCGTGACGCTGTAAAAGAGTTGAAAAAATTGGAACCTGCCCTATTTAAAGAATTTCGCAAGGAAGCCGGCACAGCGTTAAAACCGATTGTGCTTGACGCCCAGGCGACGCTTGACAATGCAGGCCCAGCGCCGCTATCTGGTATGGCCCGCAAATGGGCGCCTAAAGGCAGACAGATTTTTCCGTGGTCGCAAACTAAGGCTGTGCGTGGCGTCAAAGTGTCGTTGCGTCCTAGTAAGGCTGCGTTTCTTAGCGTGCAACAGAAAGACGCTGCAGGCGCAATCTTTGACATTGCAGGCAGGAAAACAGTAAACCGTTTTGGTGAAGCGTTGACACGACGTTTCGGTAGGGCGTCCCGTGGAATGTGGCCCGCAGCTGAAGCCAAAGAAAACGAAGTGAGAAGCAACCTGGCTGATTTGGTTGCAGACGTAGCGGCGAAAACGCAGACAAGGCTTAAATACTGACATGGCTGGCATAACAATTCCCCTGATTACAGAATTTAAAGACACGGGTATCAAAAATGCGATAAGGGAATTTAAAAACCTTGAAACCGCAGGGCAAAAAGCCCAATTTGCTGTCAAGAAAGCCGCTGTCCCAGCTGGCCTTGCAATCGCTGCTTTGGGCGCTGTCGCTTTTGACGCTGTTAAAGCGTTTGCTGAGGACGACGCCGCAGCACAAAAACTTGCCACAACGCTAACGAACACCACAGGCGCAACCAATAAACAGGTGGCAGCCGTCGAGGACTTTATTACACAAACCAGCATTGCGGCAGCTGTAGCAGACGACGAATTACGCCCAGCGTTAGACACTCTGATTAGAGGCACTAAAGACGTTGCGCAAGCACAAGATTTACTTAGCCTGGCATTAGATATTTCTGCCGGTACTGGCAAAGAATTAGGTTCAGTTTCCGAGGCGCTGTCAAAAGCGTTTAACGGGCAACTAGGACCATTAAAGAAACTAGACCCAGCGCTTGCGGACCTCATAAAAAATGGCGCTAGTACAGATGAGGTGTTTGCGGCTTTAGGTAAAACGTTTAAGGGCCAGGCGTCCACGGCGGCTAACACCACCGCTGGCAAAATGAAAAATCTGGGAATCCAGATGGGCGAATTTAAAGAATCTATTGGCGCAGCTGTCGCCCCGCTAGTGTCAAAATTGTTGCCGAAACTGTTGCAACTAGCCGATTTTGTGCAACGCAATTCTAAAGTCCTAGTTATTTTGGGCGCAATTATTGGCGGTATTGCTTTAACGGTTATCGGTGTTAACGCTGCAATGACGGCTTATGCAGCAATCACTAAAACCATGACAATAATTCAGGCAGCGTTTAATGCTGTTATGGCTATGAACCCGATTTTTCTTATTGTCATTGCCATTGTTGCCATAATCGCAATTCTTGTCGTGTTGCAAAAGAAGTTTGACATTTTTGGCAAAACCGTTGATTTTGTGGGCAAAGCCTTTGACACAGTTTTAGGGTTTATTAAAACAGTCTTTAACTGGGCAAAAGATAACTGGCCATTATTGCTGGCAATCATTACGGGACCGTTTGGTTTGGCTGTCTACGGCATTATTAAATTTAAGGATTCCATTATTGGTGTCTTGCAAGGTGTCAAAGATTTTGCTGTCACTATTTTTGACGGCATTGTTGGCGCCTACAAAACCGTTATGAACGCTGTTTTAGGGTTAATGGAATCGGGCATAAACACAGCCATATCAGGACTTAACGCAGCGTTAGACGCTGTAGATAAAGGCGCAGGCCCGCTAGTCAACTTTGGCAACATACCTAACGTCAATATCCCTCGACTAGCTAACGGCGGCATTGTGACAGGCCCAACCCTGGCAATGATTGGTGAGGGCAACGGCCCAGAGGCTGTTATACCGCTTGACCGTATGGGAAGCATGGGCAACAACATCACAATTAACGTGCAGGGCGCAGACCCTAACGCTGTCGTCCAAGCCCTGCAAAGGTATGTCCGTCAGTCAGGCCCTGTGCCGGTGAACATTCGAGCGATGTAGTGCCAAAACTTACTTGGGACGTCACCAACAATACGCAAGCAGGTTTAGACGTTACGCAATATGTTCGGTCGCTAAATTTTACGCAAGGCAGACCTACGCCGTTGTCGCCGTATTCTGGGAACAGCGCCAGTATTACTATGTTGTCGTATGGTGGCATAGAAAACAATGTTGCCATTAACGATGAAATATATATTGGGGCTACGCCTACAGGTGGCATAGCGCAATTTTTGTTTATTGGCCGTGTGACTTCCCGAACTTTTGACGATAACCCTGGCACAGGCATTAACAGCACAATGACTGTCAGCCTTAACGACGCAATGCTTCAAGCTGGCATGGCTAATTTTCAAAGCCAAAGTTTGGTCAGCGTCAACGAACAAATAAACGAAATAGACGGGTTATTGCCTCAATGCGATATTTTCCAATACGCAACCGATGTCAATATGTCAACGGGAACATTTACGACAAACGCCAACCAGCGCATTAACGAAATCATCGCTGGCGACCGTGGCGTGTTACAAATAAACAGCGGTACAGCTGTCTACTTGCCACCTAGCACTTTTGATTCGTCTGTCAATCTTTTAATAGATTTTGGGCGCACTACTTCAGCGTCACAAATTGCCTACCAAGACCTTGTGCGTGTCGAGGCCGCCAGTAACAGCCTTTTCTATACGCAAGCCACCGTCACAGGTTCAGCTGCTACCGAAACAAGCAACGCCGAAAACATAGCTACTTACGGCACACGCACTTTTACAGCAACAACGGCACAAAGCGAACTTGTAGGCCAAACGGCGCAATGGTACGCAAACACTTTTAGCGACCCAGAAACAGTCATGCTTAACTTGTCCTTTAGTGACATTGCCCAAAATCAAACAGCGTTACAAGAATTTAACAATTTGTGCAGCTTTACTAATTTTGTGGAAGTGTCATATACGCCACCAGGCGGCGTGTCTACAACTGGCTATTACTGGCCTGAACAAATAACGTTTAACGCCACAACTAGCCAAACAACTATTGACATGCTGATGTCACCGCAGACGTATTACGCCAACTTTATTTTAGACGACGCCGTTTTTGGTGTCTTGGACACAGACCGCCTAGGCGTCTAGTAAGGTACTAATCATGGCTGTAACACCTAACACCACGTTTAGCAGCGGCGCTATTTTGACAGCTGCACAAATGAACCGCTTTGCGCGCGGCATTATGGTTGCGCCTGCCACCTCAACTACGACAGACAGCACTATTACAGCGGAAGAAGTCATGTTGACTACAACTTTTACGGCTGTCAACGGGCGTATCTACCGTTTTACTTATGTTGAACCAGTAGTGACAGGTTCCGTTGCAGCTGTGCTGTCTGCAAGGTTTCGTGAAACAAACATTGGCGGGACCATTTTGCAAAACTTCCGAACCGTAATTGGCACTTCAGCGGCAACCAGCACAGCAATTTTGTCGTATACAGCTACCGCTTCAGCGTCTTTGACCATAGTTGCAACATTGTCAGCTTCAGCAGGTACAGCAACAGCAACACGGTCAGCGACGCAAATCGCACAATTTATTGTTGAGGACATTGGGGCGTCGTGAACATTTCAAATACACCCAAGTTTTATTTATTGGTTTTGGCGCTTATCTGTATCACCGTTTTGTTGGCGGTCGACAGCGTCAGCCAGGAAGCCGGCTTACCTATCATTTCCGCTATCGTTTTTTACGGTATCGGCAATGGGGTTGCCGCCAAAGGCAAAGTTGATTCGCCAAAGATATTTGGACCAAAGAATGACAATTAGGCCGTACACCGGCAACAAAGACGGCCCACGGGCTGTCGAGCGCAAAGGTACTAAAACGTTTGTGGACCATTGCTGTTACCTGTTTGGTGTCACCAACCTAGGGATTTACGCCAACCGACCCGTCAAAGGTAGCCCCAGCAAAACACCTGTGCTGTCTGTGCATAGCACCTGGCGGGCGTTTGACCTTAGCGGGACCGTTAAGCAGCGTTACAGCCTGATTGACTTTCTGTATGCCCACAGGGACATTTTAGGCATTGAGGAAATACACGATTACGCCAACACCTATAAGCCGTCAACTTTAGGTTGGGGCGCTGGTTACCGTTGCGACAGGGACGCCTGGCGGGTCTACGAAAAAAACACCATTGGAAGCAAAGGCGGCACTTGGGTCCACGTGGAAATTAGCCCGTTGTTGGCTGACCACCCAGACATTGTGGCCCATGCGTTTAAAACCATTTTCAAGGGTGCTTGACTTCATCGCACCTAATCGGTAGACATATCCCGACCTTACCCCGACTAAAGGACACAAAATGAATGTGAAACGTTTTCTAGGTTTAGCCCTATTGACTTGGCTTATGTGCTGGATTGTGGCGACAGGGTTTAGCAATGACCTTGTGAAGCCGTCGCCTACTGTGCAGACAAGCCCTCGAATCACCGTGCAGATATACACACCTAGCCAAGTTGTGGGCCAGCTGTACCCGCCAACGACAACAACAACGACAACCATTGCACCTGTCGTCTTTGCTGAGGAATTACGCAACTTGCCTTGCGCACAATACTTTTTGACAGCTGTAAACGCAGGCTGGCCCAACGACAAAGAAACGCTTAAAACGCTGTCTTTCATTATGTGGCGTGAATCTAGGTGCAAGGCGACAGCGTGCAGCAAAAGCG